TTGCAGGTACAACTGATATAGATATACTAGATGGTTCGCCACCTTGTAGTGCATTTAGTGTGGCAGGTAAACTATCTCATTCATCAGGTGGTAAACATTCTGATGGTTGGGGTAAAACTAAATCATACTCAGATGGTATGATGGTAGAAAACATTGAAGATTTATTTTTTGAGTTTCTACGAGTAGCAAATGATATTAAACCAAAAGTTATTGTTGCAGAAAATGTTGCTGGTCTAACGATTGGTGAAGCAAAAGAATATTATAATAAAATATTAAATGAATTTGAAAAGATAGGCTATGATGTTTGCTCACAAGTAATGAACAGTAAAGATTATGGCGTATCTCAAACAAGAACCAGAGTTATCTTTATTGGTATAAGAAACGATATTACAGAAAAGGTTGGATTAAATTTTATGACAATACAAAATGTTTTTCCTGAACCAAATAATAAAATCATACCTTTAAAAGAAGCATTAGAAGGATTGGAATACGATCCTGAAGAAGTAAAAGAACTAACAGAAAAATTTGTGAATACAGCATACTGGAAAGATACAGGTAGTAAAATGCCTAATGATCCAGACAAAGTTTTAACTGGTGGTGACTATCATCCAAAGGGTCATCATTTTAATTTAAAACGAGTATCACAATTTGCACCAGCACCTACATTGACAGCAATGGGTAGTGGGCAAACAAATGCTGGAGCGTTTCATTGGAACGAACCACGAAAACTTACTTTGGGTGAATTGAAAAGAATACAATCATTACCAGATGATTTTATTCTAACCGGTAAATGGAATCAAAGGGCAGAAAGAATAGGTAGAATGGTACCACCGTTAATGATGAAAGCAATAGCGGATTCTATATATGATAAAGTCCTTGACAAACTATAGGAGACCTGATATAATGAAAGAACTTATGGAAAAACTAGAACAACAAAATCTGACAATATCAGATTATAATACGATAATAAAAATAATTGCAGCGTCTTTACAAAGAGGTGCTATACGACCTGAGGAATGTACAACCGTAGGTGCAATACATGACAAATTACAAATAGTGATACAGAAACAACAAAAGGAGATTGACAATGCCAGACTTTCTAAAACAGATAATTAAAGAAACAGGAAATGAATATGCCTCACTTGTAAGTGAAGGTGTTGAGGCAGGTGATGTAGATACATTTATTGATACAGGCTCATATCACTTTAATGCTTTACTGTCTGGTAGTATTCATGGTGGTATACCATCAAACAAAATTACAGCATTGGCAGGTGAAAGTGCAACAGGTAAAACTTTTTTTGTACTAGGTATGTGTAAATCATTTTTAGATAATAATCCTGACGCAGGTGTTATCTATTTTGAAAGTGAAAGCGCATTAACAAAACAATTAATTGAAGACAGAGGTATTGATAGTGAACGTATGGTTATCATGCCAGTAACTACTGTACAAGAATTTAGAACACAATCTCTAACTGTACTAGACAAATATATTGAACAAAATGAAGCAGATAGAAAACCATTATTATTGGTCTTAGATAGTTTAGGTATGTTATCAACTACTAAAGAGGTTGAAGATACAGCAGATGGTAAAGAAACTAGAGATATGACCAGGGCTCAAGTATTAAAGGCTGCGTTTAGAGTGTTAACTTTAAAACTAGGTCGTGCAAAAGTTCCAATGGTTATTACTAATCACACTTATGATGTTGTGGGTGCATATATGCCTACAAAAGAAATGGGTGGTGGTTCTGGTTTAAAATATGCTGCCTCAACAATTGTTTATCTTTCAAAGAAAAAAGAAAAAGAAGGCACAGAGGTTATTGGTAATATAATACATTGTAAAACACAAAAGTCCAGATTATCAAAAGAGAACATGATGGTTGATGTAAGATTACGATACGAAACTGGTTTAGATAAATATTACGGTTTACTAGACTTAGCAACTAAGTATGGTATCTTTAAACAAGTATCAACAAGAATAGAATTACCAGATGGTTCAAAACAATATGCAAAAACTATTTACAATGAACCAGAAAAATATTTCACAGACGATATATTACAACAATTAGACGAAGCAGCTAAAAAAGAATATTCATATGGCAATCCCGAAGTATAGTTATGTTGAACACCCAAGATTTGAACAAATGGGTTTTCAAATCATTGATGGTGAATACAAAGATATTGTATATACTTACGGAAAGGTAAAGCCTATTGAAGAAGACGAAAAGTTAAGATTGAAGTTTGAGTATGATGTTCACGAAAATCCTAATGATGTGGATACAAAATCAAATAACTTTATTAACACAATTGGTGATATATTAACTATTGAAATAGAAAAGGATAAAGATGGTAACAGCGGAGAAGATAGAGAGAACAGCTCTCAGGAATCTAATACATAACGAAGACTATACAAGAAAAGTTTTACCTTTTCTTAAACCAGAGTATTTTCAAGACCGTAGTGAGCGTGTAGTATTTACAGAAATACAAAAGTTTATTTCTCAATACAATAAACGACCTACAAAAGAAACTCTACAAATAGACCTTGGTAAACGTAAAGACCTGAATGAAGATGAATATAAACAAATAGTATCTCTTATAACTTCTCTTAATCCTGAAGATGTTGACCTAGAATGGTTAGTCAATACCACAGAAAAATTTTGTAAAGATCGTGCTGTCCATAATGCAGTTATGGAAGGTATACATATATTAGATGGTAAAGATAAAAAACACACCCAAGAAGCAATACCAGAAATACTCCGTGACGCTTTGTCTGTTAGTTTTGATAATGCTGTGGGGCACGATTATTTACTCGATATAGAAAAACGATTTGACTATTACCACAAAAGAGAAACTAAAATACCTTTTGATCTAGACTATTTCAACAAAGTCACAAAAGGTGGGTTACCAACTAAAACTCTCAATGTTGCATTGGCAGGCACTGGTGTTGGTAAAACTTTATTCATGTGTCATCAAGCTGCAAGTGCATTGGCACAAAACAAAAATGTTTTGTATATCACTATGGAAATGGCAGAGGAAAGAATTGCTGAAAGAATAGACGCAAACTTACTTAATATTTCTATGGAAGATTTACATATGTTGAATAAAAAATTATTCAGCGATAAGATCACACAATTACAATCTAAAACAACAGGTACTTTAATTATTAAAGAATATCCAACTGCTAGTGCAGGTGCAAATCATTATCGTGCCTTAGTAAATGA